TACAGACTGTGCGTACTGCATCAGCACAGCCTTCTTGCTCTTGCGGAACTCCTCGAGGTAGATCCGTTCAGCCTTGGCCTTTGCGTACTTTTTGCCGTGCTTAAAGATGTACTCAATTGCGTCATCTGGTTCCATCAAGTTCCTCCATCGTTCGCTTGAGGTAGATCGCCATGTCTAGGGCTTCTTCGTAAGCCTGCTGCAGCCATTCCCGCAACTCCAATGGGTTCTCAGCTACGGTAGTTCCGTACTTGTTGATGCCCATCTTCTGCCGGTATTCGATGTCCTGACACACCGCCAGTTCAGTTCCTGTTGGCATGTCTGCGCTCCGATTCCCTCAACATCCCTTCAGCAGCGTCGTAGACATCCTGCGCCGTTACATGCTGCTGGCCGCTAACGATCACCGCGTGTTGGATGAAAGCCGCAAAAACATCCAGCAAAGTCGGTTCTCTCACAACTCTTGTCTGCGGAGCCACTCCGCCAGCAGCAGTGCTTCTGCTACGCCGTGGTCTTTTTTGCGGGTGAGGGGTGCTGTCGTCCATAGTTGCCTCGCAAGTTCCAAACTGGTGGATTTTTCTGCTGTCACGCCCATGTCTGCCTTCCACCTTTGCGGTCGGACGATGTACCACGGGTCTCGGAATAGCTCTGTAACGGCTTCTATGGCCCCTACAGCACGCGCAAAGGTGAAGGTTGAGGCTACCCCCTGCTTCGGCATGGAATGAACGTCCTCGACCACGAATATCGCGTCATTGCTTCCGATTACTTGTCCAAGCTGGTCACGCAACTGGATTGCCTTGATTCGGCCACCCTCGTTAGGTATTGGCCCGCAGGCAACGTAGTCACCGTGATGGTTCACTACTCCCCATGCACCAGAGACTGCTCCGGGGTCTAGCCCGATGAAGAGTCTCATTTACTCTCCACAGAAGCACGCAATGGCTTCTTCGTCCTGATCAAACATATCTCTCTGCTCTTGGGCGAACTTCAGCATCGCTGCGTAAGAAGGGCGGTCAGTCCAAAACTTAGCGCCAGAAGGCGCAGAGGCCAGGGCCAGGGCCTCCATCTTGATCCACCACACCGCACGCTCAGGCTTCTCCGCTATCAGGCTTTGTATCTGCGCTGCACCTTTTAAGTAACAGAGATCACAGTTGCCGTGATAAGTGACACCGCTAATGTTTGGTAGTTCAAGATCAAAAGACTGCGCTGCCCAAAACTCGCCAACCATTTCTTTGGTTATGCCAACCTTACCAAGAGGCGCAACTTTCTCTTCATGCTTGCCGTAATCTTGATTGCCAATCTTCGCCAGTCGGCGCTGTTCGTCTGCCCGGATGCCAAGCATTAAATCCCACTCAGTCCAACCGATGCTTTTCAGATAACGGTGGATTGCGCGGACCTTCATCTCCACCGTGCAGAAGCGGCTGACAGGGTTAGGTAGGTAGTTGCGCTTGCGGATGATTGCTTCAAAGGGTTCACCATCCCTGCTGGCGGTTTCAAACGTGACAACACGGAAGCGATCTTTGGTTTCTTCCGCATCAACGTACTCCACCCAGGTAATCGGAACGCCCCACTCTTTGCTGCAACGGTCTACAAACCTCAGCGTTGCCTCATCTTCTTTCCCCGTATTCGCAAAACAGACCTTAGCCTCTTCCGGCAAACCATCGTTACTCTGAAGCACACGCCACAGCATGTAGGCGCTGGTCCTGCCTCCAGAAAATGAAATGCAAGTGGGACCATCAATCTTGAATGGATCACTCATACCACTCTCCTTTTCTTCCTTTGTTGCCTAATGACCACTGCTTCTTCGTGTCACGCTCAAGCGTAGATGTCGGATGCAGCTTCTTGAATCGCTCCAGCCAATCGTGAGATGCCTGCCTGTCCCTTAATCGGTACTGAATAAGCCACCTTACGAGGCACTGATGCTGGAAAGTTAACTGTGACTCGTTGGTAGGCGTCGGTGTTGTCTGGCTCACAAAGCCTCTCCATGGTCATCTCGCTCTCCTGCCAGTAGTACACGCAGTTCTGCCTCTTCAGGCACCAGCCACCCATGCAGTTCATTCCAACCTCAACGCGATCTTAAACTTCTCGATCTGGATGCCGGTCAGCTTCTCACCGCAATCGTGGCGGTGCTTCAGCTTGTGCGCCCAGGCAAGGTGAGTCTGCGGAATAAGCCCTGCAGGAAACTTCATCGCGGGCCAGATGTCTTTGCAGTAGACCTCGTAGCACCTTGAGCATCTCGCACCCAAGGTAGAGAGAGCTTCAGCCGTGGCAGGGTTGTTGCAGAACTTGCAGGTGTAGGCGGTATAGGTGCCTTCAGTTTCACGCTTGACGTAGCTCATTGGTCGTACTTCCCATCAATGATCTTTTGAAAATTCGTGGCGTTCACCACCCACTCCAAGTCTGGCTTCCAGACACGGCCTTGACTCTCAAAGCCGTTCGACAACTTCGTGTCTTTGGCGATGTAGTCAAAGAACGAACCCCACCACTCCAAGCCAGCGTCTTGCGTGGCATAGCCATCTTTGTTGAAGGCGGAAGGCTTAGAAGCCTGCACCCAGCGCTGCCTCAAGGCAGCAGCCCTGGAGCCCTCCCAGATTCTGGGCTGGGCAAGATGAGGGAGCTTCTCCTTCCAAAGCCAAAGAATCTCTCTTTGCGGGCAGGGAGGGAAGGCACTTCCCGACAAAGAACCTTTAGGTTCTATATCTATTGGTTCTTGGTTCTTGGTTATTGGTTCATGGTTAGGGTTACGACTGGGTTCTTCTGGGATGCCACTGGTATCCGATTGGGAACCCATTGGGTTCTTTGGCCTGCCTCCCAGACTGCCGTTTCGCTTGTTTCTTTCAGCTAACTGACGAAATCTCTCGATCTCTTGCTGGCAGCGGTCCTTTGAGTAGCCCTCTTCCGTGCGAACGAAGAAGTCTCGCAGTACGGATTCAACCGTCTCGGTTGCCACTCGCAACCGTCTGGAAACCCATTGGGTATCGAGCGGTATTGGCTTCTCAGAGGTGTAGTACATATCGAGCAGACGTCGATATGCCAAGTCTTCCTCGTTGGAAAGATGGCTGGTTGAGGACAGGTAGTCCCCGACATGGAACTGGTAGTAATGCATGAACACCTCTAACGACACCTCTGAAGGAAACCAACGGCAGGCGGAGGTGTGACGCTTTTCGGTCAGGGGATCAGCCAGACCTAGCCGGGTTTCGCAACACTTTAACTGACTTCTGCTGGCTGGCGCAAGCCTTTTTTGTTGCCCCTGCCGCCCATCTTGCCTGCGGCTGCCGCCTTGAGCAACCGTTCGTGTCGCTTCTCAATGTCGAACTGCCACTCAACATGGACCCACTGATCGTGCTCGTTCAGCAAGAAGAACTTGATCAGGACAGGGATGATGCAGTCCCAATCAAGCCCGATTGAGCTGCAAAGATCATCTGTGTTGTTGGGGATCGGCCCTTCTCGCTCGTAGTACCGGTCCATCAGCCTGCGGTAGGCAAGGTCTTCGGCATCGGGCAGACCGTAGGTCTCCAACTGGTATGCCTTGAAATCAAACTTGTACCAGTTCATGGGGCACCAAAGATGTCAGGACGCAACTCCATCCGGTCCACCGCACCTTCAGTGACTTGATGGATCGCAGTAGCCAGAGCCGGGGAACAAGGCACTCTGTTGTTCACCAGCAAAGACATCCAAGTCTCACTCACGCCGATCTTCTGGGCCAGCTTCTGCTGAGACCCTCGGCCTTGAGACTTCAACCATTCGCGCAGGTGCATAGATCCTCCAAAGTTTGATGTGATCTTACACAAGTGTCTGAGTGTTGTAAAGGGTATTGTATTGTTTCGTTAAACGCACTATGATCTCGTCACTTTGATGGAGCGAAGCAATGACGTTAGACGATGAAATCAGCGAAATGATTCAAGACCTCCTGAAGAGACTGTCCGAAGCACTTGATCGGGCAGAAGCTGGTGAAGCTACAGCGCAAGACTGGAAGCTGATCCGTAGACAACTTGGACTTTAAGGAAACATCATGGGACTCACAGCAAAAGCCTCGAGCGAATCTAAGTTCACACCCGTACCTGCGGGCATGCACCTTGCCCGGTGCTACCGCATCATTGACTTGGGAACTCAATCCACCGAGTGGCAAGGCCAGCAAAAGAAGTCTTACAAGATCATGATCTTGTGGGAAGTTCACGGGGAAGACGAACAAGGCAAGGCTCTGGTCACCGACCGCAACGAGCCGATGAGCATCTCTAAGAACTACACGATGAGCTTGGGTGAGATGTCTCGTCTGAGGGCGGATCTGAAGGCTTGGCGTGGCCGTGACTTCACCGCAGACGAACTGCGGGGCTTTCAGTTGAAGAACGTTCTGGGAGCGTGGTGCATGTTGACTGTCATCCACGCCGAGGGCAACGATGGAAAGGTCTACGCCAATGTCTCCAACGTTAACCCTGTGCCCTCCGCGCTGCGTAAGGCAGGTCTTCCTGAAGGCGTCAACCCTCTGACTACCTTTGACCTTGACAACCCTGACATGGCTTTGTTTGACACCTTCTCCAACAACTTGAAAGCCAAGATCGAAGCCAGTCCTGAGTGGAAGGCTAAGGGGTCTGCTGCAGAGCAATACCAGAAACAGCAGAACGCTGAGTTCTTGGCTGACATGGAATCGGAAATCCCTTTCTGAGTTACTACAGCTTTGATTGAGGTAATAACTCATGCCAGCTAAACTCATTGACCGTTCAGGCCTTCGCTTTGGTAAATGGACAGTAATTTCGCTTGCCAAGAAACAAAAATATGGCGTCTTTTACTGGAACTGCGCCTGCGATTGTGGAGTAACAAAAGAAGTCTTGTTCCGCAGCTTGTCTAGCGGCGCAAGCACCTCTTGCGGGTGCAACGCTGTTGCCAAAAGAGTTGAAAAGATAACCAAGCACGGCTACGCAGGAACGCCCACATATCGTAGCTGGCACAGCATGCTGCAACGGTCTTTGGGCAAGGGTGGGCATGAGTCTTACCCCGAAAGAAACATAGGCGTATGCCAGGAATGGCATGACTTTGAAATCTTTTTGCGCGACATGGGAGAACGTCCCGATGGATGCTCTCTTGATCGAATCAACAACAACATTGGCTACTCAAAAGCCAATTGCAGATGGGCCGATCAGAAAACTCAACAAAACAACAAAAGAACAACTGTGTATGTGTATACCGATGATGGAATAGTCACCGCCACACAGGCCACAGCTATTCTTAATGTCGGCATTAGCGGCATACGACATAGGCTGCGGGACGGAAAACTACAACGCGCATCGCAGATTGACTTTTACGAACAAACGATAAACAGGAGAACCGCATGAGCAGTTTTAACTATCTTGAGCTTGAGATTGTTCGATGGGCCGAGCAAAGAGGCATCATCCCTAACAGCACCCCGGAGGCACAACTCCTCAAGGCCGTATCCGAACTCGGGGAACTTGCGGACGCAACCCTCAAGAAGGATCTGGAAAAGATTGCAGATGGTGTTGGTGACGTAATGGTTTGCCTCATTAACTACTGCGCTCTGCAAGACCTGAATCTTGTTGACTGCCTTGAATCGGCCTACAACGAGATCAAAGACCGCAAGGGCACCATGATGCCCAACGGCGTATTTGTGAAGGAGGACAAATGAACGCCTGGGAGAAGATCAAGGTGTTGTTCCAGCCGCCCTCTGCGGAAGTGCTGGCCGCTCAGGAATATGACCATGCCCGCCGAGCGCTTCTAGAGGCTCATAGCGCACGCGAATACGCAGAGGCAATGGTGACGTACCACCAGACCAGAATTGAACGTCTGAAGGCCACTCTGGCGGGGGAGGGAGCATGAACGACCATCCAGAAGCGGCGGAAGCGGCAACAGAAATTGGGCAAGAAGAGCCAGACTTCTACAGCCTGGAAATGATGTTGGAGGAGACCGCCAAGTTTGCCATCGGATTTTTGGTGATCTTCGCCGTGGTCGGCGCGATTGCTGCTCTTGTGGGGTACTTCGTTTGAAAACCCCATGGTTTGATGGGGGAGAGAACCCCGTGCGGATCGGTGTCTACGAACGTGACCACTGTGGAAACTTTGGCTACTCCTACTGGAGTGGTGCTGAATGGTGCTTTGGTTCACTCACCATCGGCGGGGCACTTCTCAGCAAAGTCCCATCAAGGTTCCAAGACCTGCCCTGGAGAGGGCTAAAGGAGGATGTATGAGCCTACGCGAAGCCGCCCAGCAGGCGCTGGAGGCGTTGGAATTGGCCTACGCTGGCACACCCGCGATTACGGTCCACGGCAAAGCCATCGCCGCCCTCAAGGCCGCGCTGGAGCAGTACGACAAAGACCGGGTGTGGATTGAGGAGCGCAGGGCCAACTGGGTTTTACAGCGCAAGTTGGTTACGGAAACGCCGGAGCGCGACAAACAGCGGCAGGAGTATGAGGAAGCACGCAGCGCCGCGCTGGAGCAGCCGGAGCAGCCGGTGGCGTGGTGCGACAAGGCCGCGCTGAAGGAGCGCAACGCATGACTCGCGACGACATCATCCGACTACGCGAATTGTGCGATCAGTGGGCAGAAGACCATCTGCAATGCGTGGGCGAATATCACCCCGACTTCCACGCGGTCAGTGATGAACGCTTCGCCGCCCTTGTCGCCGCTGCCGAGCGCGAACGTGCTTGCCGCATCGTGACTGGCTTGTGCATCAGTGACAACAACGCCAGAGAGATTAACGAGGCGATCAGAGGGCAACCATGATCAGCAGCAACATCTACAAGTACAAGCCGCAAGACTTTGCGCGCTGCGAGAGCAATCCTTTGCTCGACCAGTGCAAAAGATGTGGACGAAACGTGCACATAAATCCTGCGCATCCGGGATGGCAAACGTGGATAGGACCGTGGACAGGTCACGGGCCTTGCCCTAATGGAGACTTCATGGAGATCAAGAATGCTGACAGCTAAAGAACGACCATCAGACGCAGGACACTGGTACTCCAGAAACGGAGAACCCACCTACACAATCCTTGGGAAGAACGGGAAGATCCGCAACACCACGCTCAGAGACGCTAGGGAGTTCAACCTCGTCCCAAGTGTCACTACGATCCTGAACGTGGCCGCAAAGCCTGCTCTGACGAAGTGGTTGCAGACTCAGGTTCTCCTTGCTGCGCTGACGCTTCCGAAGATCGACAACGAGTCAGAAGACGACTACATCGAGCGAATCCTCGAGGACTCCAAAGCCCAAGGCAAAGCTGCAGCAGATGCAGGCACTGACATCCACGCCTCGATACAGGGCTTCTACGAGGGTCAGGGATATGGCAGGCATGAACCCCATGTCATCGCCTGTAAAGAGGCTCTAGAGGGCTTCTACGGCCCCCAGGAGTGGGTTGCCGAGAGATCCTTTGCCCACGAACTTGGGTACGGCGGGAAAGTTGACCTTCATGCCGACAACATCGTGGTTGATGTGAAGACCAAAGACTTCACTGATCCTGCGAAGGTGGATGCTTACGATGACCATCTGATGCAACTGGCGGCATACAGGGTAGGTCTTGGCATGCCTGAAGCAAGATGTGCAAACATCTTTGTGTCTAGGTCCGTCCCAGGCTTGGTAACGATGCGTCATTGGACGCAGGAAGATTTGACGAGGGGCTTTGCAATGTTCTGCAAGCTCTTGGAATTCTGGCAACTAAGGAGTGACTACAAGTGAAAGCAATATCCGCATACCTGACTGCAGACGGCAAGCTATTTGAGTCAGCCGAACAAGCTCATAGGCATGAGTTCATGTTGGCCCGAGAGGAGTCCATCAACGAGTTCATCACTAGCGAGAACAACCATTACAGGTCGATTTCTCAACGGGCAATGGTTAAAAACACCATCCTCAACTGGGAACTCTGGAAGATTCGCAATGACATTGAGTGACGACCTGATCAAGCAAATCTACTTCTACACAGACTCTTTGAACCCCAAGGGTCCTGTAGGAGAAGTAGACATCCTAGATTTCGCCCGCAAGATCGAGGCAGTCTGCAAGATCGAACACGCAAAAGAGGAACATGCTCGTTGCGTAGAGATCGTGTCTCACATGAATAAGGAAGTCGCCAAAGCACTGGCGAATCAGCGACCATAAAAAACCCCCACCCCGGTTAAAGGGTGGGGGGAACATACCGCTTAATTGGCAACTGCGGTAATCCAGGCGGGAGACTTGCCTGAATTCTTTACGGGCGGGGCATCCTGCGCATCACTGCTTGCCTTCCTGCAGGGGTAGCAAATGATGGCTGAGATGCTTCCGCCATTTCTTCGTAAGACAGTTCCTTCTGGTCGGGCTCTAGTCGGCTGCGCATGTACTGCATAGCCCCAGCACCCATACCAATAGGAGCCGCAATAGGTGCAAGCGGCGTCAGCGAACCGACAGCACCAAGAGCAGAAAGACCAGCAAGAGTCGCACCAGTCGTGTCGCCCTCTTCGTACATCTGCTTGGCACGAATGCCTTCTCCACCAGCAGCAGCAAGCGCCAGAGGAGGCAGTGCATATCTCGCACCCAAAGATGCAGGACCGATCATTGATTGGAATATGGCGCTGACCCTCTCAAGACCCGATGGAGGAGTACCACGCGCTATAAGGCGATCCACCAACGCTTTAGGCTCATTTGGTCCTGCTGGCCCATACATCTTGCTTAGACGTTCCGAGACCTTGCCCTGCCCCTTGGATCGCTGATATGCAGCAGATGCTTGGGGTACACCACCTATGCCTGGGCGTTCCTGCCCTGCCCAGTTACGAGCCCACTTCTCTCCACTGGTCCCTCCTTGAGGGCCTTGAGCAGTTGCTGCGCCTTGTGCAATGTTGCGCCCGATTCCTTGAAGAGCAGAGCGACTTACGTCAAGGCCAGCCTTACCCGTTCCCAGAGCAAGGCCAGCACCGCCACCGATGATCTGACCCATCCGGACATCTTGCTCCTTCTGAGCTTGATTCATCCTTTCCTCTAAATCGCCCATGTCCGGCATGCCACTAACCGGGGCTGGAATCTCAGGGGGCTCCATAGGAGCAGTCTGTGGTGGCGCAGCTTGAGGAGCAGCACCCGGTTCTCGCGCAGGCGGAGTCCCTGGTTGCTTGGCCTTGCGCTCCATCTCAAATAGACGCTCTGCAATTATGTTTAGTTGCTCTGGAGTCGCATCCTTGGGGGCGGTGAACCTGATGATCATCCCACTGCCGTCAGTGGCTTCCGCCTCGTACTGCTGAATTTCAGCCATCATTGACCCCCTACTGGACGAATAGTGAATCTGGGCTTACCGGATGGAGTAGCCCCAGGCTGTTGTGCAGGAGGATTGACAGAAAATGCCTTAGCAAGGTCTTGGTCGTAGTTGCTTATCAGGCTCTTGTATGTTGGCGACCGCTCAAACTGGTTGTAGTTCGCTCTCGGGTTCTGCTCTTGGTATCGGCTCCATGCTTCACCGATGTTGATGTCATGCTGCGCACGCATCGCAATCAGCTTTGCCTTTTGCATCAATACGCCTGGGCTTTGACTTATGTTTCCTCCGATATTGCGAACAATTGCTCTCTCGCCCTCAGTAATCGCGCCTTGCTTCTGCATGTACAAGATCGTGTAGGCAAGCTCCATTTCAGCCAACGTGCCAGCAGTCTTAGAAACATTATCCAAGTCTTTTTGGCTTATGTTGGGCATAAGCTGCCGAACACTGTTCTCAAACCCGCCAAGATTTACACTGGTTGTGCCTGCCTTGATGCCTTCGTTGATCAGGTTGCCGAACGCAGAGGCGATACCTGGGCGAGAGAACATGCCAAAGCCCTGCGGGCTCTCACTCACAAGCTGTTGAACTCGATTGGCGTTAAACAGCATTGATCGTGCAGCAGCCGTATTTGTTGTTACCTGCTTTTCTCTCTCAACAGCAGTCCTAGCGCGTCCTACTGCAGTTTCTTTTTCCTCTGCGGCAGACGATTCAAGTTCTTGAGCAGTCAAGACTCTGCCAGGGCCACTTGGTGCTCCCTGCGAAGGAGCCGCGGGCTGCTCTGCAAAGGACGAGACCAAAGACTTCTCAATCTCTCTAAGCCTTGCGGGGTTGCCGCTCATGGCTTCCCTTAAGGCATCATCGTGTTCTCTTGCCCTAGTCATAGGGACATTGAGAGTTTGACCTTCAAGGCCTTTGATAGTCCGCAGTTGAATTGCTACCGGCGTAATGTCTGGTCTCTTGGTTCGATACAGCAAACCAGTAGCCAAGTCCACCATGCCTTCAGGAGTCTCCTGATACCGCTTGCGTTGAAGCTCCCCCAGCTTCTCGGTAATGTCAACAATGCCCTTACTCGGGTCCATCATTGCCGCCCGCAGGAGGTTCACACTGTTGGCGACATTGGGGTTGGGCGGCATGAAAGGCTCACCCTTGATGCCTTCAGTTCCCGGAGGCTGTTGAGCTACCGCCGCTTGTGCAGGAGGTGCCCCAGCCGGTGCGGCCATAGGAGTCGGCGGTTGTGCTCCAGGCTGCCCTGCAGGTTGTGGCTGTCCCGGAGTTTGTGACCCAGGTTGCGGAGGCGCTGCCCCAGGCTCCATTTGACCCATTAGGAAGCGCTGACGAGCCCTCTGTTGCTCAAGCTGCATGCCCTGCTGGGCTACGCCTAACTGAGCCTGGGCAAGTTCCTGCTCTCGCTTGAACTCTGCTTCTTCAGCGCCTCGCAGCTTTCCAGCAGCGTTTCCTAGGGCCTCTCCAAAAGAACCCGTGCGGGTAGGAGCCAAGAAGCCTTCTGCCATCGCAAGCAGAACCGGATCAAACAGCCTGTTCTTTCTTGCGTCCAAAGACTGAGTTACCCGATCAAGAGCCTCTTGGTACTTGCGCTGATACTCTTCAAGTGTGTCAACAGCCATGTTTGACTCCTGTTAATCCCCAGGCCCACGATCTTCGTCAGCAGGAGTTGGTACTTGATACAACGTGTACAGCGAAGCCGTGTCTTGCGGAGTGGCAGTACCTGCAAACACTTTCTCCCACAGCGACTTCAGTCGATCACCAGCAGTACCTGCAGCAGCAGACCCCAAGACCCCAAGCAATCCAGTAGCGGTCGCAAGCGGAGACTGTTGATATGCACCAGCCTCCGGACCAACAAACTTCTGTTCGCTGGTAAGGGGCACTTGATAGCCACGCAACAACCCAGACACGTTGGTCGCCTGATTCAGCGGGAAGTCAAGTTTGCTTTGCTCGTACTTCTGACGTTCAGCACCTGCCTTGGTCAGAGCTTGAGCACCCGTCAATCCGAGTTCTTGCTCCTTGCCAGCAATCTCAGCCTGCGCCCTTGATGCAGCAGTCTGGCCCGTCATCTCATCAATAGCGGCCTTCAGAGCGCCCTCATATCCCTTAGACAGAGCACCGTACTGCTGACCCGTCAGATTAGATTGAACGTCTGCTAGAGACTGTCCTAGAGCCCCCGCGTAGCGCTGGCTTCCAAGACCACCAGAACCTACAAATCCAGCCTTCAGAGAGGGAAGAAGATTGCGCTGCAGGTTCTGCTGGCTCAACCTCGCCATCTCATCCACCACGTTCGTGGTGTACGGATTCATCAGAGCATTGATGCGGTCAGGAGTGATGCCACTTGCTGCGGCAGCAGCAGTCTGACCCGCAGCAGTTAGCCCAGGCTTGTAGGCGTCAGCAGCGGTAGTAAGAGCGCCATACCCCTGCGTTTGCAGAGGGTCATACGCCGCAATGCCTTCTGCTGCAGTTCTCTTTAGAGCATCCTGCCCCGTGTTGGACAGTTGCGTCAGGTAGTTGGTGTAGTAGTCCGGCGCCGTCTGAGTCGTCGTCGTCGTCTTGGTGATATCCGGCAGCGGAGCGCCTTGGGTGATACTCATGTTTAACCCCTAGCTGACTTTTGCTTGCTGGTCTTCTTGAGATACTCAAGAGGAGACTTGGCAGGCGGTGGGAGATCCTTCGGACCAGACGACCTCGCGTGAGCACGGATGGAGTGCATCATGTCGTAGAGTTTATCTGATCCAGCCTTCGTTGAGCCATTTCCTAGCGCAGCAACTACGTCCGCGGGAAAGACGAATTCACCATCGGCCAGCATCGCAGGAATGTCGTCAGACTGCCCGTCTCCCGGCCCTGTCACAGCATCCCCTCGACGGAAGTCAACTCGAGCCTTACCGGAGTGGTGAACTACGTTCAAACCACCCTTTGCATACTGGCCATATCGAGTACCCATCGCAAACAGCGGAGTAGCTAGACCACCCGCCTTGAATGCTGGAGCTTCTTCAGACTTCCTCTCTCCATACGGATCAAGCAGTTCGTCAATGCTCTGCTCTTTGCCGTATGCGTAGCGGTCGGGTTGTTCCATCGGTTGGCTTGGAGTCATAGGTTGTTGCTGCCTTGGAGTTGGGGTGTAGTCGTTCCTCTCAACTTGAGACAAGAACGCGGCAAGGGGGCTGATGAACTTTGCGGCGCCCGATGTTTGTAATGGAGACACAGTAGGCAAAACATCAGCAGGCTTACCAGCAGCAGGCGCCAACATCTGCAAGCCACTTTGCATCCGTTTTTTTCTTGCAGCTTCTTCTGCCGCCTTTGCCGCAGCCAGTTCTTGTGCTGTTTGTGCTTGCGTCAGAGTAGCCAACTGACCAGTCAACTCAGACATTGCAGCATTTGTGGCTGCCGTCTCATCAAGACCCGCCTGGACTAATTGATCAATTCGCTCTTGCAATTGGGCGATACGAGGATCTGCAGGAGGAATTTCAGGCTCATCTATGTTTGTTTTTGTGCCTGCATCAGTCGATGTTTGAGTGTTGGTTGTCAGGTCAACCGCTGTCTGTGTATTGCTGGTTGGATCAACAGTTGTCTGTGTTCCTGTGTTTGCATCAACTGTTGTTGTTATGCCACTAGCCGTGTCTGTGACGGTCTGAGTGTTGGCATTTGGATCAACCGTCGTTTGTACGCCCGCATTTGGGTCAACGGTTGTCTGAGTGTTTGTCGCTGCATCAACTGCGGTCTGTGTGCCTGTATTTGCATCAACAGTCGTAGTCACCCCAGTGTTGTTGTCAACACTCGTCTGCGTGTTGGCATTCGGGTCTGTTGTTGTTTGCGTATTGGTTGTTGGGTCAACAGTCGTTTGAGTGCCAGTGTTCGCATCAACCGTTGTGGTTGTCCCCGTCGTTACGTCAGTTGCCGTCTGAGTATTTGCGTTTGGATCAACGGTTGTCTGAGTGTTTGTTGTCGGGTCAACCACAGTCTCTGTGCCAGTGGCGGCATCAACGGTAGTCGTCGTGCCAGTGCTGGTGTCAACATTTGTCTGAGTGTTTGTGTCTGGATTAACCGTTGTTGCGGTGTTCGCACTGGTATCAACAGCAGTGTTCGCATCTGGATTGACCACTACACCAGTGTTCGTGTCTACCTCAATGCCCGTATTTGGATTTGTAGCCACACCAGTGGCAGTGTCTACCGCAACGCCAGTGTCGGTGTTAACAACCTGATTGCCATCAACAGCAACATCTGTCTTGGTCGCCGTATTGGTTGTTGGATCAACCGAAACCGTATCTCCTGTATTAACAGGGTCAACCGTTTCAACAACTTTTACATTGCCGTCGTTTGTCTCAACAACAGCTTTTGTGCCATCGTCATTGACAGCAACAACTACTGCAGTTTGAGTGGTATCTGTTTGTGTAGCTGCATCAGTCACAGTTGTGTCTTCAACTGTGGTGGCTGTGTTGTTTGTTGAGTCAACAGTTACTGAGTCTCCAGTCGTAACACCAGAAGGCGTGTCAACAATTGCCGTAGTCCCATCTGGAGACTCCACAATCGCCTTTGTGCCGGTGTCGTTTGTTGCGACTACGATTGCTTGATTGTCTGTAGTCAAATCAATAGCTGTATCGGCAACTGTATTGACAACAGCATCTGCCTTCGTGGCAGTGTTGGTTACAGGATCAACAGTTACGCTGTCTCCGACATTGATGTCAGGAGATGTTTGAACAACCGAAGTCTCTCCAGTAGGAGACTGAACAACCGCCAAAGTGTTGTCGTTATTGACTGCAACAACAGTTGAAGGCTCAACAGTCGGCTCAGTAGTTGGCTCAACGGATGGCGTGGTAACTGGCTCAGTAATTGTCTCTACAGGGGTTGGCTCAGTAGTCAAGACCGCAGTATTGGTCGCAGGGTCTACAGCTACCGTATCACCAGTCGTGACACCAAAAGGCGCGTCAACAATTGCAGTGGTCCCGTCTTGGGACTCCACAATCGCCTTGGTGCCAGTTTCGTTTGTTGCGACTACGGTGGCTTGGTTGGTAGTGACCTTATACGCAGGCGCCAATCTGGTTCCCGCCTGCGTATCAACCGTAACTGATTCTCCGAAAGTGAAACTTTCCCCAGGATTACCTGCAGCTACTTGTACGACACTGCCGTTTGCTAACGCAACCGTTGCGGTGTCTCCGTACTGGCCTACATCTACGATCTTTCCCTCAATCCGACCAGTTGGAGCTGGGCCTGTCAGAGACGTAACCTCCCCCGTATACGGGTTGGTCATCGTTTGATTCTGAAGGTTAATCGTATATTGACCGCCGACCTTCATCCCAGGGAATGCAGTGACAAGCGTTCTATTCCCAAATCCGTCTTGAATTACAGCGTTTTCAGCATCAACACTAAGCACCCAACCAGAAATCTGAGTAGGCGCTGCAGGCGGATTCAGTCTTAGTTCTTCCTCCCGTCTTGCTTGATCTTCTCTCTGCTTAAAAAACAAGGCCCAATCTGTTTCGTCCGTGGCCGTTCCGTCCTTGGCATCTTGACGCTTCTGGTCAATGTAGGCACTGCTGTATCCAGCAGCTTGCATTGCATTAGCCACTTGATCGAATGACTTTCCAGAAGCCAAGGCCTGATCAATGTACTGATTAAGTTGAGCGATGGACGTCTTATTCGGGTCTAGAGCAATTGTTGCAGGTGCTGGAGCAGGTGTCGGAGCAGGAGCAGGCGCAGGAGTTGGTGCCGCAGCCGTAACAACTGTTTTGGCAACAGGATCAACCTCAATGATGCTATCTATTGCAGTACCCGCAGGTGCGGCTACTGCGTAAATCTTCCCAGAGGAATCTTGTACGTTATATGTGCCGTTTCCGTTGCGGGAGATAACAACCGCAAGGCTTCCAGTTGTAGCCCCAAACTTCAACTCACCCGTCAAAGGATCACGAATACCAATGTCTTGCGGGCGCAACTGCACAACCGTACCCGCCTGAACTCCAGGCTCATACCTCATGGCAACACTGGACTGATCCCTTGAGTTCATCGCAACAGCGAAACCTTCGTCAGGGAAGATGCTCAAGACCTTGTATTGCTGTGTCGGTACTTGAGGTGCGGCCACACTTTGCGTTGGAGCCTGCGGGAAGAAGTCTGGACGTTTAGCCTTGGCAACATCAATCGCCCGAGTCACATCTGTTGAATCAGCCGCGTACCCAAGAGACGTAAGGCCTGACTTAACCTGATCCAGCGTCTTGCCCGCAGACAGTTGACCAATAACGTAGCTTCCAAGATCAGCAACACTCGTCACTCCAGGCTGAACACCGACCTCTTCAGCAACGGCGACTGAGTTTGTCAGCGCCTGCATAGCCCCAGTAGGCCCAATGCCGTCTCTTGTGTATCCAAATGAATAGAGATCCATCAAGATATCTGACGGAGTATCGCCAGACTTGTACCGATTGATAACATACGCATTCAGATCAGCTTGCGATGTAACTCTAGGATTGACTGGGTATACAGGCGCCGGAGCAGCAGCAGGCGCTACATATTGACCGGGTGCTGCTACAGCTTGTGAATCAATAGGCCCTGGGGCCGCAGTAGGAACAACAGTCGCCGTGCTGGTGTTGACGTTAACAATAGCCCCAGGCGCAACACTCGTACCACCCGTATCAACGATAGTCTTGGTGCCATCAGCCGTCACAACCGTGGCCGTGCCGTTAGTTGTGTTGACGCTCTGCACCACCGCGTCTGTAACAGCAGTATTGCCACCTCCAGTAATGCTGGCAGTGTTGGTAGTCTGGTCAACAGTTACAGAGTCTCCCGGATTCACGCCCCCAGGCGTACCAACGACAGCCGTAGTTCCATCTGAAAGCTCAACAACAGCCTTATCGCCACTGTCGGTTACAGCAATTACTGTCCCAGTGTTCTGCGTTGTGTCGGACGCTGCGCTATCAGCAGTAACGCCAGCCGTTATGTCCGCACCACTTGTAGTGTCAGATCCTGCCGCGTCAGCAGTAGCGCCAGTAGTAGCGCCATTAGTGGCACCTGCAGTGTCAGCTACCGCGTCAACAACAGTTCCTACAGTAGCACCTGTAGTGTCAGTTGCCGCACCAGAGGTGGCCCCAGCAGTAGCACCTGTAGTAGCACCTGCAGTAGCACCCGTAGTGGCGCCTGTAGTGTCAACAACAGTTCCGCTGCCTGCAGTGTCAACAACCGTACCTACAGTAGACCCAGTAGTAGCTCCAGCAGTACCTGTCGTTGCCCCTGCAGTAGAAGCAACCGTTGCGGTGTTGCTGACTTGGTTGGTGTTTACTGTGTCGCCAACCTTGACGTCACCAGTTGTTGAGACCACCCTGGTGGCGCCATCTTCACTCTTAACAGTCGCAGTGTTGTTGGCGCTATCAACAGAAACAACCTGAGAAGTCGCAAGGGACACCGTCCCACGATTGGGATCAACATTGACTGAATCGCCTACTTTTAGGTCTGTCTCAGCTCGTACAGTTGTTGAGTTGCCTGTTTGATCAGCAACGGTTACGGTCCCATCAGGATTGACAGCAACTACACGGTTTGTCGGAGTCTTGGCAGTCAGTCCCAGGCCAACATAATCTTGAATGACTGTACGGGCTTGCTCCGCAGGAGTCTGACCCGAGAACACATCTCCCAAAGTGATGTCATTACCCAGCGCATCGCGGCTCAGAACAATGTTGTTGTCCGTTGTGAACGAACTAGGCAACGACTCGTTTAGCGTTGCAGGCGTGAAGCCCTGATCAATCGCTACAGCGGACAGCGACCCAAGAGTAACGTTCTGGCCTTGTGCGTTTTGTCCAATTACGGCGTTCGGGTTCAGAGTGTTGAGATCAACATCTCGCGTACCACTCAACAGTTCTTGCAGAGTGACGTTCTGACCCAGCTTGTCCTTTGCGACTACCGCAGAATCAACAACAGCGCCACCAGCAAGAATAGACGCAGTAGTACCGCCTCCAAGAGACATTGCAAATATAGATTCAACATTGATTTGCTTGAGGTCATCTACGGTCATCGCCCGGTCAAGGGTGGTGATCTTCGTAGAAAGCCCTTGACCAACAGTTTCTATCCATTCACCTACCGTCTGCGCAACTGTGGCCTGCAGGTTCTTCGCCATGTAGGCTTTGATGCCGCCTGTCAGGCTAGAGGTCAAAGCGCCAAGAGTCAGTTTGTCTGCAAGAAACTCAACTGGCGTAACAACTAGCGCGTGCATCAAACCATTCTTTATGGCCTGTGATCTTGCGTACTCTTCTGGTACGCCCTGCTTCCTGAGGGTTTCGTATGCTTCTTTTACACCTGACCCAAATGCTTCAAGCCCATCAACAATTGCGGATGAACCTGCGGCCAGAGTAGCAACTACTGGGGCAGATGCTCCACCTGTCGCAGCGATAGTACCGACTCCAATAGCCGTAGCATACGGAGCAAACTCCTGAACAATCTCTTTGCCGTTTTCTGACAGCCACCAACCAAAATTGTCTCTTGCAAGTTTTGCAAACATCAAAGGTTGATCTTTGAAGTCTGCCTTGGCAATATCACGCATCCCCGCTTCAGCGGAGGACTTTTGTTGATCCAATGACCTAGACGTCAACGACTCACCAAGTTGCACCATTGCAGCGCCAACTCGGTCGTAATAGTTGTTGATGTTCCCGCCAGTAGCAGCAGCGCCGGCAGTCGCAAAGTAGCGGACTTGTTCTCCCAAGCCTTGCAAGGACAAGCCAAACAGATTAGCTACGGCCCCAGAAACACCATCCAAGTCACCCAGCTTCTTGGTCTGCAGCTTCTTCTCAAGAGCCGCGGCTTGCTCGTTGCTGATAGCCGTTGCATTAGCCTCAACCAAACGCCTAGCTTCTGCACGGTTTTGATTGCCTACGTTATCCAGTGAGCCAGCAGGGATGTTGTAAATCTTTCCGTCGTACTGGAACATCGTCTTGCCGTTCTGGTGGGCAAGGATGGCAGCATCAGTCTTAGATCCCGCACGGGAGCCGTCGTACAGTTCCGTAGCGGTGTAGGTGTTGTAGGTCTTCGTCTGTCCAGTCTCAGGGTTCGTCCACTCAAACGTTCTGCCTGGGCCAAGTTTTGCCCGCGCATCAGCAAACGCCTGCCCAAACGTCTTAGTCTGCTTAATCTCGTCTTTGATCGCGCCTTCTTGGGCAGGATCTAGAACCATGTAGTGCTGCTCGTCAGGCCCGACAAAGGTCGTCTTCCCGGCCTCTCTAGCGGCATCACTTGCCGCCTTTACAGAACCGAACGTAGTCCCGTCAAAAGCCCCAGCCTGGATCGCCACAACAGGCGAAGACACCATGTGGGTCTTGCCATCAGGCCCAATGAAGTTGTTGTAGCCCTGAGCCTTAGCGGCCTCCATAGCAGACTTCATGCTGCCGAAGGTGCTGCCATCAAACGTGGTGGCTTCTCTATCTGTATCCGCCTGAATCTGCGCAACAGCCCCTGCGTTGAGCCCCGTGTACCGCCTGATCTCATCAGGCGTCGGATCTCTAGGCTCAAGTCCTGCAGCTTCCCGTGCGCTCTTAAACGCATCAACCACTTCATCCTCAGACATGAAGCGGGCGTCCATCTGCCGAACGATGTCGTCGTACTTCTGGCCCGTGATCTTCTCAACAAACGCAGGAGTAATGTTGTACTCCTTCATCACGTTGATGAGATCTTGATCCGTCATCTGCGGATCGTTGAACACCCTGTTCAACTCATCAAACCGCATCTCATCAACAGCAATGTTGGCCCTGATCTGGTTGTCTAGGCCCACCTTCGCTGTAGCCTCATCCATACCTGTAAAGGTGGACAGAAGCTCCGCATCAGCATCCGTTGCGTCCTTACCAGTGATCTGCTTGTAGAACTGGCGGATCTCTTCAGGGGTAGTCGTCTGCTCGTTGATGTACTGAGCAGCAGCAGCCTTCGGGTCTTTCTGCTGGGAAAGACGGTCAACAAGCTCCTTCTGACGGTCATCCAAGCCGTAATAGCTGGCATCGCTAATGATCCCGGCCTTCTTCAGTTCGTCCAGCGCAGGGCCAGCCTTGAAGACCTTTTGCAGTTCTTGCTGGGCCTGCCCAATTGCCCATTTGACCGCGGACTCAGACAGATCACCACCATCAATACCCGAGCGCAGCATCGTCGTAATGAACGACTGTGTACGCGCATCAGCATCCTTGAACTGAGGGATCTGATTTAGGCCATATGCCAGCAAGCCTTCCTTGGCGGCATTAGCCAGCATCGCACCAGCATCAATGTCTTGGCCTTGAACCGCAGCACTGATTGACTGCTTGATTGTGCTCTTTACCGCGTCCGGAAGACTATCGAAGCCGGGAATCTTGGCAGTGCCATAGTCAACAGCACCAGCAACCAGCGTGTTTAGGGCTGCAGTCTCAACGTCTTGCCCGAGAACAACTGCTCTTGTAGCTTGATTGGCAACATTGCTGATCAGCTTGATCCCCTCGGGATTGCTGAACATGGTCTTAGCGGTCTCACCAGCAAGTTGTCCTGCTTGAGCACCAGCCCAAGAGGCAACAGAGGACTTAACGGCGGACTCAATGTCTCCACCATTCAACACAGTGTTAATTACCGTGTTTCCGATGAAAGCGTTAGTGGCCGCAGATGCAGAAATACCCAAACCAGTCGTGATAGACCCGCCAATAACGGCTCCAATGGCGGGGTTCATGGTCACAGCCATGACGGCCAATTGCGAGAGAGCACGAAGACCATACTTGTCTTCGCCGGGGTTGTGAATGTTGGAACTTACATATTTGCCGTTGGTATCGTAAACATCCGTTCTATAAAAACCTTGTCCATATTCAGGTGCAGCGACTGATTTTGAGTACCCACTGAAAACAGACTGGCCTGTGTCCTGTTCTGTTTGCCCAACTAAATCGTATGTCTTCTGTACCTCTGCGCCATCAAGAGTGGCGAACTCTCCAGCGTATTGTTCTGTTGGGTTACCTGACTCAACAGAAGCACCAGTAGGCTGATACCTCGACTCAAACTTTAGATTGGCAAACGGATTTGAACCCGACGCGGCAGACGGCGCAGGCGAGGGCGCAGCGGCAGGCTGCTCTGCTACAGGTTGCGCCGCCTGTTGCGCAACGGGTTGCGGGGCCTGCTGTTGCGTCTTCTGCGCTTCAGCAACACTGCTCCCAAAGATAGGCGTCAACTCAAGAACCGCACCCTTGGCGTTCCCATAAACAGAGTTGTCGCTGATCGTGCTGTTTTGAAAGCTAGAGTTGTTTTCAGCCCAGCCGCCAATCGCGTATTGCTGCGTAGGCGTCTGCTGGTCGTCATAGATGCTATTGCCCTGGATTACGTTGTTTGATACGTTTGAAGTCGTATGAACGCCGATGCCAGAAGCATTCGCAAAGCCTAGATAAGAAGACGACTCCTGACCGTTGTTAAAGATCGCGTTGTCTTTAATGACGGAGTTAGATACGTCCGTCAGCGAAATGCCATCTGCAGCGCAGTTGGAAATCTTGTTGCCGTAGACCTGCAGGTTCTGACCACCAAGCTCAAGACCACTGCCAGAGATATCCATCCTACGAGAGCCGTCGATCACATTGTTTGCAATCGTGACGTTCTTGCCAGTGTGATTCATGAACAGCGTAGATTCGCCGTTATTTACACAGGTGTTGTTGGAAAACTGCCCGCCATCTGGCATAAAGTAGGCGGCTGACCAGTTGTTGTCCTTAAACGTGTTATTTACCACGTTTATGTTCTTAGATTGATATTGGCCTTCACCGCCAGCGTAAATAGCGGGGCCACCCATCTTGGTAGATTGCGGGTTCCCTGTATTTGCAAAAACAGAGTTTTGGATGGTTACGTTTTGAGAGCCACCAAGGTCAACCCCGGTATACGGGGTATTTTGAACGCCGCTGTTTGCAAAATTGACGTCAGACACATTTCTGATTTCAACAAGAGCCCGCGACCCCCTTGGATTATTGCCGCCATCAAACGTAACTCCGTTAATATTTACAGAGCTACTTTGGTGTATTACTCGCGCAAGTGGCATATCAGGAGAGTAGTTCTCCCCCGCCAAAAAAACAGTTTCCCCAGCACCGTCTCCTATAAGCGTAACATTAGACGGTATGTTCAGAGCGCTGCTAAAAGTGTATGTGCCTGCTGGGAAGTAAAAAGTGCCCCCAAGAATTAGCGCCCTGTTTAGCGCCTTAACATCCACAACTCCAGAAATGCCAAAAGCCTCCTGCACATTTACTTGCGCATCGGATGCAGTACGCGTCGCTCCCCCCTTGAACCCCATGTCATAAAAGGCATCAATATCGGAATCTGGAATACCAGCAATTGCCAGCTCATCTGGCGTGACGCTGTTCTCATTGAACCAAGCAATCCTTTGTGATCCGCTTTTTGTCGCCCAATCACTAGGCAGCATTGACGCAACATCACGAATACTTGGGTTTGCCATATCAATTTACCGCAGGGTTTATCGCGCCTAGCAGAGCCTGAGCCCACTCTTGCCAGTCGTCGTAGATGTCTGTTGCTGGGATTGCTTCGTTGGTGAAGACGTCAATCGCCTTCAAGCCATTGCCCCAGAGCTTCCAGTCTGTGTTCTGGCTTGGAATCTCGAGATGATTGACAGCGTACTGTTCTGCCATCAGGCTTGCCCAAGAGTCAAAGGTGTGATACCTCGGATCATAGACAAGCGGAGAACTTCCCGCCACCCCATTCGACTCCGGGGCAAGGCCAAATGTAGCCACCAGCAGTGGCGAGAACCCAATGCCAAATAACGCTACTGAACGTGGCGTCATGTCAGCCTCGTCACCACTGTGGTGAACCCGTTCGTTTCAATGGACTGAGACAACGTACCCACAAACCTGCCGTTGCGAGTCACCTGCAACGTATCCGTCAGGGCATACAGAGCCGCCAGCTCTTCAATCATCACCCCAGGATTGTCAGTCGTGTAAGTCAGACCAGCAGTTGTTTCAACAGTTATCGTCCCATTCCTAGCTTCTGCGATGGATTGAACGATGTCATCTACCGCTCTGAAGTTAGTGCCCACAGTCAACGGTGTCGAGTCAAGCCCATTGAGCTTGTATATCTGCTGCAGCAATCTGGCCTGGGCTCTGGTGATCGTGTACGTCCCAAGTTCTACCGCAGCAGAGAAGAACTGGTTAGTGTTGACGTACAGCGACGGCAGCAGATTAACTGGCCCAGGCGCAACCGTTGGTGAATAGAAGACCTGACTGTTTACAAGCAGCGCAGGAACTAACCTTGTGTCAACAGTTGGCGAATAGAACGTGTTGGGGTTCGTGTAGAGCCCCGGATTCAGGAAACTCTGAGCAGTGACAGACGCTAAGTAGAACGTCTGGGTGTTGTTGTACCTTGCTGGATCTAAGCTGTACGTCCCAACAACCGTAGGCGTGTAGAACGTATTGCTGTTGGTGAACAGCGCAGGCAGAAGCTCATTCGAGGCCTCAACGACAGGCGAATAGAACGTCTGAGTGTTCGTGTAGAGCGAAGGCAGCAGCGTGATGTCTGTGCTGACAGTCGCGCTGTAGAACGTCTGCGAGTTGACTACAAGGCTCGGCAGCAGTTCATTTTCTGCCTGTACCGTAGCGCTGTAGAAATTCTGAGTATTCGTTACCAGCGACGGGCTAAGAGCATATGAACTCGCAACCGTTGCTGAGTAGAAGGTGTTTGTGTTTGTGTATAGCCCAGGCAGCAGCGTATTGCTGAACGTGACTGTGGGCGAATAGAACGTCTGCGTATTGACGTACAGCGACGGCAATAGCTCAGTAAACTGGAAGACTGTAGGAGAGTAGAAGGTCTGACTATTCGTGTACAGCGATGGCAGCAGTTCGTTGCTGGCGCTAACAGTTGCCGAATAGAAGGTCTGTGTATTGGTGTAGAGAGCCGGAGCTAGATCATTGCTGACCGAGACAGTAGGCGCATAGAACGCATTGGCGTTGTCAAACCTTGCAGGCAGTAGTTCATTACTTGACGCAACTACTGGCGTGTAGAAGGTATTAGTGTTTGTGTAAAGCGCAGGCGTAAGCGTGTTGCTGGCTGCAACAGTCGCCGCGTAGAAGGTGTTTGTGTTGTCGTACCGACTAGGCTGGAGATCAACTGTTCCAGCGGTTACTGTCGGTGTGTAGAAATCATTGCTGTTAGTGAACAGCGATGGCGATAGGTTTTGTACCGCAGCATCTGCTTGGAATGCGTCACTCTGAAACGCATTACTCTGAAATGCCGCGGCCATTGCTTAATCCACTTTGGTGATTGGTTTGATCAGGGTAGCGTGAGTGTCAAGGGCTGCTTCTTTGTAGTTCTGCAGGGCGAACTGGACATGCTCAGGATGTCTAGCGCCAAGTTCTGGAGAGAACGAGTAACCCCAGGTGGCGTCGAAGTTGCAGGAGTAGCCTGCAGCATTCCACTTTTTGTCAGTGTGCGGTGCATTTGTGTCCCGCCACGCCTGCTTCAGATAGTAGTAGAACATCTCCGAAACAGGGGGCCACTGGTGCGTGAAGTCCCCATAGGCACGGTTCGAGGCCCAGTGCGGCGTGATCACCGTGGCTTTCGCCCCTTCCTTCATGACCCGGAATGCTTCGTTCATGAAGTGAACCCGCTGCGGTGCAGTCAGGTGCTCAAGAAAATGGCTGGCGTGGATCTCCTCCACAGTGCCGTCTTCCCAAGGCCAAGGGTCAACACCGATGTTAAGGACGACATCAACACCTTCCATAGCGTACTGATCTACGCCGAGGAATCCTTCTTTCTTCTTGCCGCCACAACCAAGGTCAAGTTTCATTGATCACCACACGTAGTCAGGAATTCCGCCGCGCTTGCCTTCGAGGTCATAATGTCCGACCTTCACTGAGCAATCAATAGCACAGCGGTAGCCGTACTTTCTAGCATCAGACCAGAAGTACAAATCTTGAGTAGCAACGCCTTGATCTGTCTGCGTCACAAACCAAGGTTTACGTAGGCGCTCGTCCTTGAACATATCAAGACGCCAGACGTTGAACCCCATGCCGGTGCCACAGCACTCCACCAACCCACCGGCAGGATCAGGACGCTGGGGGCGGAAGTTGGTCACAGGGTCTTTGGGATCACCCCAGATCTGAGCACATCCCCCTGGGCCTTGCGTAAAGTACAGACCGCCAATACACGCATACTCCGGGTGGTTCTCCATCTGCATCAGGAGCTTCACGATCCCATCAGGAGGCGGAATGTTGTCGTGCTCAAGAGTGATGACGTACTTCCACTTGCTCAGGTCTGGGTGAGCCAGGATGCTCTCAATGGCAGCGCTAAACGCCTTGCCAACCTCCATGCCTACAGCCCACAGGCGTGTAAATTTGGCATTAGGAGGGGCGTAGAGGTTCATCCATGACGCCACCGCCCGCGTGGGGATCTGCCCAAAGCACGGCACGATCTGGATGCAAGACAGGTCTTTGTAAGACTTCTCCGCAGTCAGGCGAGATACGGTCTTTTCCAGATCAGCGTTGTGTGCGCCGCCGTCATAGGAGGAGATGATTTGTGGCTGCATCAGGGCATCCCAACAATCACAGTAGCCACGTAGGAGGCACCGCCAGTTACATCAAATTCACGGACGCACAGAGCAATGTTTGGCACGGGAATGGATAACACGATGTAAACAGTATCGTCAACCGTAATCCTTTGGCAACTATCAAAGTCGTTGATGTCCATACTTACACCGTGCTGTTGATGAACCTAATTGCAGGGGCGCGGAACGCCAGAGAATCAGATCCACGAATCTGACTAAACGCCACACTGTTTGGCAGTGCTGCTGTAGTTGTTGAGTACACACCTTGCCCTTGCGTAAACTGCTGCGTGGTGTTGTGAGATTGACCGAAGAAACCAACAAAATTGCTATTGATGTTGGTAACTAACATCTGAGAAATAGAGGCGTTGTTGCCGCCTGTTGTGGTTCTGGAAAGCTGACCAATGTAAACTTCCTGATCGGCTAACGTCAATGACCACGGGATAGTAAGCAGCCGCATTCCCGAAAACAACGAGTAGCTTGCAACGGTTCCAGAAAACGTAAAACCAGTGCTAAATGAAGTGCTACTTGCAAGTGAAAGAGTACTGACGTTCTGTGTGTATAAGCCTATATAGTAACTAAGCGTTACTGACCCGGTGGAGTTTGTGGCGTTGGTGTACGCAATTGGGATTCCAACTCGGTCTTGAATAAAATTAGGGCTATGCTCAGGCTCAAAGTACAAGGTTCCTTGCCCTTGTTGGCCTGCGACCAATTCAAGGTCACTATACGGAGCCCAGCCGTCACGCACAGGGTTTGGCAGAACTGAAGCCGTCAACGTACTGCCGTTGAGGCCAAAACTTACGCCGTTGGAGTTGCTAAAGACTACCGTGCCGGATGTGATGGTCGAGCCTACAACAGCGATGTTTGGCCCCGTCTGGTTGGTTGTACCACCACCTGCACCAGCAGAAATGACGATGGTGTTGGAGTTCCCGCTCAAGGTGATGTTGTTGCCACCGTGAAAATACAGCGCCCCTTGCGTAGTGACCGTGGTAGCAGTGGTTCCGGAGGTATTGCCCAGCAGGTTCCACGCATTAAAGTCCACATCTGGAACACTCATAGACAGCGCCACCCCGTTGGTGTTCGCGCTCAATGTAGCGTTGATGTTGGTTGTTGCTAACGTGGTTCCCGTACCCGCCCGACCCGAGGTCAGGTCGTTAACGTAAGTCGTGATGTACGCAGGCACCGCCATTGAGAGGCCATTTGTGTCTTGCGTGGCGACGATGGCCGTACCCGCCGTGGTTGTGCTGGTGAAGCCTGTCCCGGCTCGGCCTGACGTCAGGTCGTTAACGAAGGTCGTTATGTACTGCGGGACTGCCATTGACAGTCCGTTAGTCCCTAGCGCAGCAGTGATCGCCGTACCAGCCGTGGTGGTCGAGGTGAAGCCAGTACCAGCTATCGCGCCAGAGGCTTGCGTTTGAACGGACTGCGTAGCTGTGGTGATAAACGCAGGCCAAGCAGCAGACAGCCCGTTGCTGTTCTGCGTGATGCCTACCGTAGACCCGGCTTGTGTGGTGCTGGTGTACCCCGCCCCAGCGATGTTGCCTGCTGGCTGAGTCTGGGTTGTTTGCCCAACGTAGGTTGTTATAAACGCAGGGACGGCCATGGAAAGGCCATTGGTGCCCAGCGCAGCAGTAATTGCTGTTCCTGCTGTTGTTGTCGAAGTGAATCCCGTCCCAGCCCGTCCAGAGGTCAAATCATTGACGAAGGTGGTGATGTAGGCCGGAACAGCCATTGAAAGGCCGTTGGTCCCTTGGGTGGCAACAATCGCTGTACCAGCCGTCGTAGTGCTCGTAAAGCCGGTCCCTGCTCGACCTGAAGTTAGGTCATTTGCAAAGGTCGTGATGAACGCAGGGACGGCCATTGACAGGCCGTTTGTCCCCATCGTTGCCGTAACAGCGGTTCCCGCTGTCGTCGTGGAGGTAAACCCGGTCCCGGCTATCGCACCTGACGCTTGGGTCTGTACCGTCTGCGCGACAGTGTTCGCCCCGCTGATGATGATTGTTGCTGCACCCGCCGCAGTCGCCGCACTCAGCGTGACGTTATTGCCACCCTGGAGGACGATGTTCGTCCCCGTAAAAGACGAAAACCCCGCCGTATTACCAGAGATTGTCTGGCCTTGAACGTGGGCGGAATTCCAGTCGCTAGGACGAACGACAGATGTCGCTGTCCCATCCGCAACCGTCTGGGAATAAGCGTGGTACAGAGCCGTCATGGCTTACAGCGCAAAGATGCCGCTGGCGTTCCAAGTAACCGTGATGTTGCCGCCGTTCGGGGTCACAGGAAGACCCGTCACACCAGTATCGATGTACGCCACCAGCGGAGAAGTAGCAGCAGAACCGGTGTCCACATAGATCACCAATGCCTCAACACTTGCACCCGTTACAGAGGTGTAGGTCACATCGGCCCCATCAAACACGCCGTTGGTCACAGACTTGGTAGCGCCAATCGTTTGGGCCGTTCCCACAACACCCGTCAACGAAGTCAGGAACTGGTCCGCTGCGTTGTAGGTGTACGTTCCAGTATCAACCAGCGCAACCTTGACCGTGCCGGTAAGCAGGTTAGTGTTGGTGGCCGCGCCAAGGATGACTTCCTTGTACTTCGGATAAATGGCGTTTGCCATGATTTACTCCTTCAGGGGATCAATAACCTCGGACATCACCGATGTCAGCACTCAAGATGACTCGGCCTAGCTGATAGTCGCCATCAGCCACATTTGACACGAACTTCAACCGCAACTCACGGCGTTGTTCCTTCATGTCAATTTTGTTCGTATTCGGGGCAAACGTATAGGGGTCTGACTCAACATCTTCTGATTGAGCGTAAGGCCTTCCCGTAACGATCAGAGACATATCACCCTCTTGGATGAAGTCTGGCTCAACACGCTCAAGCCTCAACCACCTGTTCGCGCCTTCCATTGCAGGTTGCGTAGGGCCACCAGAAACCCATCCAAGATCATTCGTCTCAAAGTAGCTCTCAATAGCAGTTACGGTAGTGCCATCAATTGCGTTCACTCCGAACTCATGCTGATAGACACTGATCAACCCAGGCTCTGTACTAAACGTTGCCGTTGACGATCCAGTTCCCGTCGCCACCAAGGACATCTCAATGCCTTGCAGATAGATTGCGCTTACAGGAACAGAAAAGCCAGACCCCGAGCCGCCAAGATTCGTGTTGCTCGCGCTTAGAGAATCGCCTATCTCGTACCCAGCGCCAACCTGCGTAATTGTGACAGCAGTAACCGCTCCACCACTGACCGTGACCGTGGCTTGCGCTCCCGCACCATTGCCTCCAGTCAGAGGAACATTTGTGTAAGTGCTGTTCGGATATCCAGAACCACCTGTAATCGCGCCCAGCGTCTTGATGTTGCTGGAGGTGATTGAAACTACCGTAGCACCAGATGCTATGTTTGTGCCATCAATCATCTGCCCCACAACAACATCCACGTTGTAGGTGTCCAACAAGAGCATGTCTTTGCCGCTTGTCGCATTTACCGTGGCAGTTGTGATTTCAACTTCTTCAGTCGCGTCCCATCCCGCAGCGACAGGGAAGGCGAACACCTGTGAGAAGTATCCTGCAGACCTTCTCGTACCAAGAGCCTGACCAGCGTCATACCACGTGTTCTCTCGAATGTTGTAGATGATTGCATCATTGCACTCATCAGAGTCACCTCGAGGGTAGAACCACCAAATCTCGCCAAAACGAGGAACCTTTGTCACCCATACCTTTTGACGCTGAGAGTAGTTCAGGTTGTCAAAGAAGTAGTTCTGGTTCATGTCGTTGGGTATTTCCTTCACAACACCGTTGTACAGAAGGAATCGGTCTACACCACACCAGTAGTACACACCGTCGTACTCAATGGCAGACTGGCTAGACAGAATTGAAGACTGACTTGAAACAATGTCATACCTCCAATACTGCGCCGGTGTTCCTTGACCACCTATGAAGCTAACTTTGACAAGGCTGTCCAAGCTCCAGAAAAGACCACTCGGAGAGTTAGATCCACCACGAACAGGAAGACCTTGAACGATCTTGCCTGTAGCTACGTTTACTTCATTGGCATCCGCGGACACCCAGTCTTGAGCGTTGCCCGCAGAGCAGTTCCTGATTAGCCCACTGTTCCCGTAGACAAACACATACGGATGCAAGGTAACAACACCGCCAGATACCTCAACGTTATTGTTAAACGTCAGCGTAACAGTGCCTGAAGCACTAGCGTTGTTTGACAAAGTTACCGTAGTTGTAGAGACAGATACAACTGTTGTGTTTGCGGGTATTCCCGTCCCCGTAACTGCTTGCCCAGCCCCAATCAAAAGATTCGTAGCAGCCAACGTGACTGTTGGAAGTCCACTGGAGGTGGTCGCAGTGTCCGTGAAAACACCAATCTGAGACATTGTTGTGCCGTTGATGTCGCCAATCAGCACAGGAGTATTTGATGTGGCATCCGTTGACGCCAGATTTAATCCTGGGTGAGCCAATAAAGAGGCATTGCCAGATCCGTCTACATCAAAGAACCCGTCAAACTGCCACAAGTTCAAAGCACTTGCTGTGAAGTTGCTCAAAGTAAATTCAGTAACCCCTGCACCCACACCGTTGTCATCAATGACAAGTTGCTGCAATCCATCGCTGTAACCACTAAAGATGTAGTTGAAACTGTCTTGAGCGTTGACCCAAATGCCTCGAGATGGGCCTGTCAGTTGGCTAGATATGACCCTATAACCCGAAATCTTGCGGGGCCTGCCGCGCTGGAACCTTACCCAACGCCCATCACTATAGAACTGCTTGTCAAAAATAGTCCCATCCCGCTGGATGCCAGCCTTGGTGTCTAGGGCGAAGACTTTAGCAGTCATTTAGAACGTACCACCTTGAACGCCGCCGCTAAACACTCCAGTTCCTGTAATTGACAATCCTGTAGCCGTTAGCCCAGAACGTTTGACGCCAAGTATAGAAATTCCAAACTCGCCAGATCCTGGGCGGTAGACGCCCGTTGAAGTCTCACTAGCAAAGTTCAATGACGGAGAGCCAACCAATCCGTCACTCAATGAGAGATTAGTTGCCCCAGCAGCGACAGTTGAAGCATTCAACAGATTGACTGAATCGCATAGCAAAATTACCTGCTGACCTGCGGGAACAATTGCTGTACCTCCACCAGAGACTCCAGTTGTAAACGTGATGGTGTAACCAGCACCCGTTCCGTCAGTCTGATTCGTGACGTAGTACACCTGAATAGTCTGAGGCACCGTGATTGTCACATTGCCCGACAAAGTGCCGGTGTACTTTTGAATCGAATTAGCCGCCTCTAACGCAGTCAAAGAATAAGACCCGCTAGTAACGGCTTTCGTCAATTGTGAGAAGTTGAACAGAGTGCTCTTGCCAAGACCAACCGTATAGAAAGCAGAGCCAGAACAAGCGATCAAACATGAGTCCGATGGCTGCAGATCCAAAGATGAAGACCCATTGATGATCTGTCCACCAGTCGGTGTAACCGCTAAAGTTCCTGTGCCGCCATTTCTTATAAAGAAGAACCAATCATCCCCTAGCGTAACAGCCGAAGTAAGAGACAACGTTCCTGCGCCTGCGGTCCACACATAAGTGCTGGCACGATCTGCCGCTACTGCTGTGTAGTCAGAGGAGAACGTATTAACAGGAGATGCCGCATTCAGCGTGTTGCTGATTGCCTTGAGGCCATACCCAGCAAGGGTTGCCGCATCAGCGTTTGAAGTTCCAACGCCAAACGCAATGATGCCCCACGTTCCCGCGGTGGTTGCGTTTGTCTTGATGTAGATGTACTTGGCTTCTCCAGCAGCAATGGTAACAATCGCACCGCCAGCGTAGTCCAAAACATCAAACGAGTTTGCGCCGATGTTTCTGATCAGAGCATCTTGTCCAACAGACGCCTGATTTGCAGGAGGCATTGACAAGTCAAGCCCCGCAGAGGATGCCGTGACATCCATGATGCGGGCAGCATAGTCATCCGTCGCATTCCCATTGATCGGCCACGAAAGAATCGTGTTGGCCGTTAGAGTAATGCTGCGATACGAGACATCCGTAGGCTGGATGACGTTCCCAGTGAATGGACTGTTGAAGCTCATCAGGAATCCTTCGCAACCGCTTGCCTGTCACCAATCCTGAGCGTGTCTTCCGTCTTCAGGACATTGACGATTTGATCATATTGCGCCTGCCACATCTGCATTCTTTCGTCATTCTTTAGGAAAGGCATGGCCTGCAAAAGAGACCCATACAGCAACGCCTGGGGAGCGTACTGAGTGAACCAGTTTGACTGGTTAGATGAGTCTAGAGGCGCCAACCGCTCGTAGTACAGCACCTCGTAGGAATAGTCATCATCTGGCGTTGGTGCTATCAACCAGTGCGTGTAGTCGTAGTCACAGTAATACTTAGGCGTATCCTCTAAGGCGGGATTGGGCCAATACTCACGCAGGTACTCGTACTTGCGAAGAAGCACAGGTTGCCTCTGTCCACTCACGGTGACGTTCATGGAGACTGTCTTTCTCCACCGTGCAGGCTTATCAATGGTTGCTTGACCCTGCACCATGTTTGAGGTGGCAACCGTCAGGTTCCCCAAGAACTTCAGGTCTGCCGCCAAGACTTGCTCGGCAAGCATGATGAAGGTTGGGATCTTGTCAATCGTGGCTTGGTCTGTACGCTCCAGATATGTCTCAATATCAGCCGCCAAGCTGTTATACGTCATTACTGCTGCAACAGGCATATCTACCCCAAAAAGAGCAAGCGCTCGTCTTTACGTCTACGCACCAATCCAGGCAACTCTTTTCCGCCGCCCTTTGTCCACATCATAAATGCGTCTGCAGCGCCCTCAAAGTCCTCTCGGTTGTTCTTCGTGCGGATGGTGCTGCGCTGGTAGTTGCCTAGCCCAGCGTTGAACGCAAAAGAGACCACAGCGTCAAATGCGCCTTGACGATCAACCAGATTAGGAGACAGTCGAAGAGCACCACGCTCAAACGATGCGACATCTTCGCTGAAGAGCTTCTCAATCTCATCCTTGCTCCAGACTCGATTGTCCTCGGGCTTTAGCGGGAACTCTTTGCGGATCATCCCTTGGTAGTCACCAACACGGACTACAGGCAATCTGATCTGCTCTTGGTACAGAACGTGGCCATAGCCAATAGTCCAGATGTGCGCTGGGCAAAGGTACGGCCTCGTCCGATACCCTTCGTATCGGTGCATCAAGTCCGCGCCCTTTGCGCTCAGTTTCACTTCTTGCTCCAGCTACGAGTGCCGAACCAAAACCCAATAATTCCACCCAACATCGCCATCTCGTCTTCAGAGAAAATTACAGCGGTCACGCGGATTAGGCTGTCTACATCTTTAATCAGCCCAGGCTGATTAAACGCATACCAAGCGATAGCCGCGTTGATGGCGACAAGCTCAAGGATGAAAATGTAGGTCACCGTGGGGCGGACCGTACCAACATAGTTGGCAACCCACCTGCTGGCCTTCTCCAGCACCTTCTCGTCATGCTTGAGCGCCGCCTCAGTCATCTGGGCCTCGGTCTGCATCGCCACTTGGTCAGTGCGGATCTCTTCCATCCGAGCTTGGGCAGCAAAGCCTTGAGCCGCGAGTTGCAACTCTCGCTCTGTTTGAACACGGGCAAGAGCCAGTTCGTGCTTCTGGTCAGCCTTGTTCTGGAAATAGTCCAGCAGCTTAGGAAGTCCTGAGATCAACAGACCACCGAGGGTAGATAGAAGAGACAGCATTTACTTCTCCAGCAGGAAGGTCAGGTTCTTATGCTTCGGGTACGTCACAGTTCGCTGCCCCTCGGGGCACTTGTAGGTGATCGTTGCCAGCAAAGTGGCCGTCCCAGGCGCAAATTTGTCTTTGGCCGACAAGGTAAGTTGATATGTGAATGTGTCAACCTCAGGGCTTGCAGGGCCGGTAAATTTGGACATGCTCGGCGTTGCTTCATGGATCATCCCTGAGGCATCACGCACCGTAGGCACAAACCCTTCAACAGCGCAGTCGTCACGCCGTTTGATCCGAGCTACCTGAACCGTTATGGGAGAACCAATTTTGGCAGGCTGAATCTTGAAATGCTCAGGCGACCACTCCAAAATAGGACGCTCCGTTGACCACCACCCAAACTTATCCCCAGCGGTAAACCCGCCAACCGCCAGCGCAAACGCAGCGGTGCATAACTGGACAACCGGAGTGAGCTTAGGGATTTCCATGATTTTCAAAACATCAGGAAGAACTTGCCTGCCGCACCGCCTGCAAGGGCAGCATATGCAATGTCTTTCACATAAAAGTAGTCAGGCGATGATCCAGTGAATGTCAATCCACTGTTGTTACCGCCGTCTACGCTGTTAGCGCCAACTGCACTGGTTGTCGTAGCTAACGTAGCTCTTTGGCCGGGAATGCTGGTGTACCAACGAACCACACTACCAGATGCACCTGAGTAAGTGAAGTTAGTAACCGTCTGCGTTGTCCCTGATGTAAAGATCAGATACGTCCGTGCGGTGTTTGTGAACGTCGTAAACGTGTTGCTGCCGCTTATTGTCAGGGGACTTGTGGTTCCGCCTGTAGAAGATAACGTGCCAAATGTCTGTCCGCCGCCTGCAAATGTTTTTGCGGCTGCAGAAGACAAGTTAATCGTGGACGAGGCGCCACTAAATGTGAGTCCTGTTGTGTTTGACAATTGCCAAGTATTGGCACCAGAACCATTTAATGTAATTGTGCTTGTCCCTAGCGTAATTGACCTAGTGTTTGAGTTATTGGAATTAAAACTAAGAGCTGATATATTGTAATTTTGTGAATTTAATGTCCCGCTAGTTACATTTACGGCTGAGCAAGATAAAGCGTCCCCCAAATTAAGCGCTACTCCAGCAGGTTTTGTAACTGCTACGGTACTTGACAGCGATTTACCAGCAGTAGTCAACGTCTGTGTTGATGCGCCACTAAATGTGAAACTGCCAGTAGCCGAGGACGTTATTCCTGAACCATATGTAATATCACCATAAATTGATGGGGAAGAAGTCCCAGCAAGAGTCCATGCAATAGTTCTTCCACCAGAACTAATAGTGCCAATGTTCCATGCGGCATTGATCGTTATTGTTCCAGCAGAACCCGTATCATCAAAAACGGCCGTATCTTGTGCCAGAGGGAAGTTGTTTGCTGCTGGCGACCCGCCGCTACTTGTGGCCCATGCTGTAGCAGACCAGTTTTGTGTTCCCGCAAGGTTCCAATAAACTGTCTTGGCAGCAGGGAACGTGATGCCGCTGTTGCCCCCACAATCTCCTAGTCTGGTGCCTGTTGTCCAGTTAGCTGCGCCAGCACCTTGGATATCGCGGAAGTCAATATCTGTCAGGCCGGTGACTGTTGCAGCAGTAATGGTGCGCGTTATACCAATCACACTACTTACTATTTGCCTTCTTTGGGTGACAGATGTACCACCGGCCAACGCAAGCGTTCCACTGATGGTCTGGTTTCCACTTAGTGTAATTGCAGTCACTCCTGTAGCGGTAGGAGATGTACAAGTCAAGTTATTAAAGGTGTTGGTGCCATTTAATGTTACGGCACCAGTTGATGTTGACGTAACATTGTAAAACGTAGAAGAAACCCCCGCAACTCCAACATAAGTACTCGAAGCTGTAATTGATGATGTGCCTGCATTTAATGTAAAATTCGTTATTCCGGTTGCGGTAGCGCCGAACGTTGTGCAAGAAACCGTGCTTGAGCCAAGCGTAATTGTTTTTGATAACGAGTTTGCAGTTACAACCAAGGGACCAGACACAGTTACGTTTTGATTATTGGTGTCAAATGTTCCGGATATAACACTAATGAAATTGCCGTTATATGCGTCCGCAAGTGTTACAGTGCTTCCAGAGTTATTTACTGCTATAGCACCTAATGTTCTTCCCGCAGAGGTAATAGTCTGAGTTGTTCTGCCCTCAAACAAAATTGATAAGCTAGAAACTGTCATTGATGTGCTCAATGTCACATCATCATTTATTCTTGGCTCAATTCCAGATAAAGTTGCAGCATTAGACCGCGTGCTGCAATCCAAGGTTTTGAGGTTATATCCGCTAAAGCCCGTGATTGAGGCGCTGGTATTCAACCCTGTGTTCTCAATGATTGCGGTGTCTTGAGCCAAGGGAAAATTAGTGACACTTGCCGCGCCACCACTTGTTGTGGCCCAAGCTGCAGCAGTCCAAGCTCCACCTGCAGCAAGGTTCCAATACTTGGTTGCACCAGCGCCAAACGTGATGTTGGTGTTGCCACCAGCATTTCCAAGACGGGTTCCTGACCACGGGGAAGATGCCCCAGCTACCGTGATGTCTCGGAAATCAACGTCAGTCAGAGTTCCGACTGTGGCAACAGTAAGTGTTCTTGTCGTCCCAATAGGGTCAGACAAGAACATGTATCTGTTGATTGCTCCCGATCCAGCTACAGTCAATGTGCCATTTACAGTTTGATTCCCAAACAATGTAATTGGAACAAGTGTACTATTTGTAGGAGTAGTGAATGTAAGGTTGTTAAATGTGTTTGTGCCTCGAAAATTGCCGCTTGTGGGTGAGCTAGAACTAAATGTTACATTATAGAATGTGTTGCCTGTGTAATTGGTGCCGCCGCCAATATTTGGCGTAGTGCCAGATAGAGTTATGTTTGAGGTTCCGGCATTTACAATTACAGGCGCGTTGGGAGTAAAACTCGTGGCGCTTACCGTTGATGCACCAAGAGTTAAAATACCAGCAGTTGCCCCTGCAGTAGCAGTTATGCCACCACAAGTAAGATTTTTGCCATCAGTATCAAATGTTCCGCTGTTAATACTGACAGCTCCCGCTCCAATATTTAATGCATCTTGAAGAGTATATGTTCCTGATCCATTAAAGTAGATATTTGAACCAAGTGTCACTCCATTTGTTGTGATAGTACGACTTCCAGAGCCATAATAAAAAGTCTCACCCGTGAAAGTTCTGGTAATCCCTGCCGCAGACAAAGACAAACTGCCATAGATATACAAGTTACCATTGCCCGCAACCGTAACGTTTCCTGAGGCAGGCCCACTGATCGTGAGGTCACGGCAAACAGATGCGTTGTTTGAGATCGTGACCGTGTACCCCGTCGCGTTTGAAGTCGAATCAAACACAACATCGTCTTCAGCGCTCGGAGCACGGGTAGACAAAACGGTTCTGGCGAGGTCTGTGTACCAATTGGTCGTGGCGAATCCATCCCACGTTCCCGTGCCACCGCCCCAGTAAAGTGTCGCCATATCAGACCTTCTGGTACTTCACACCGTCAATTTCAACGGTTTCTGGCTCAGGTTCCGGTTGAGGCGGGTTATCCATGTAGGCCACCCAGTTGTTGACGCGCTCATCCATCATTGCGTCAATTTGAGCTTGGGTGAACTGATGATCATCCGGCAGCGTGATGGCATCACGGTACATGCCGTGCCGGGTCTGTCTTTCAAAGTCAATCTTGATCATCATGCCTCCGTAGCAACCGCCACAACATCCCAAAACGTGGCGTCTGTGTTGTAGATGCACCCGATGTAGGAAGTCTTATTTGCCGTTGTAGTCGTGGGCAAGGTCACGCCAACAACTCGATACCCACCAGACGTTGTCGTCCAAGTCAGGGCTCTGGCAGTGCCGTTGTCTTTGATGCGCAGGATCAGCTTCTGCCCGCTTGTAGGGGTTCCAGAAGGCGCTGCAACGGTCGCAGGCTGGGCCAGTGCGGTGACGTTGTACTGATCTGAAGAATCGCCCGTAGGAGTGATTGTGGCGGCATCAGCAATCGATGTGACACGCTGCGTAATCCGCTTGTTTGTGAACGTCTCTGTGCCTGCCAGCGTAGCCAAAGTTCCAGACGTTGGGAACGTTATTGCAGTTGTGCTGGTCAGCGTCATCGTGATGCCAAATGCACCAGAGAACGTGATTGTGTTCGCGGCGTTATTAGCTACACCCGTGCCGCCTTGAACTGCAGTAACAGTTGCCGCTTGCTTGATGAGCTTCCCAGTAACCCCATCAAACGCTGCTAGGTTGCTGTCAGTAGCAGACGCAGGCCCAACCACATCACCGTTGGCACCCGCCTTGCTGGCGATGACTTGAACAATACCGCCGCTGTCTTTGTAGTACAGCTTGCCGTCAGCCGTATTGATCGCCAACTCTCCAGCCGAAAGATTCCCAGCCGTAGGAGCCGCACTTGCTGTAGAAGAGTTGTACAGTTGAATCGGGGTGTATCCAGACTGAGCCATTACAAATTCCTTTACTTGTCACTCACTAACTCTGATCAGTCAGAACAACGCCCCCATACGGGATTTCTGCTCCTTCTAGATCATTCAAATTGACGTCTGGACGCGGGAACCGAATTGTGATCTTTTCGGTCTTTCTTGCAGGCAGACGATACGGATCAAACTCATCCGCACATCCCTCATTGCAGACCTGCAACCCAGGAAAGTTGGGGTCCGATCTCATCACAGAATGAGCCCGCTTCATCTTGCAGCGGTCACAGACTGCAATCGATAAGTCTGAGTTTCCGAGGGTGTCCAAGAACCTTGGCATGACTACCTCGTATATACAGATATGTTAGGCGCGAAGTATATGGGCGACTTGTCGCGTTCTTCCTGCTCGGCTTGATTCAGGTACTTTTCAGCTTGCCCTTCAAGGTACTGAATCCTTGCAACATCAACCCCAGGAAGCTCTTGGCTCATCTGGTGAGCCAACATGCTCTGGACTGCCAAGAACCACCTCTGGGGAATCTCAAGCTCTCCAGAAAGATCACCCACATCCATGATCTGCCTTGAGTACCATACAGTCATCTGTACAAATGGATCTGACGGAACCGGCCACAGATACAGATTGGCTTGAGGGATCGTGCGATCTACCCAGAACTGGAACGGCTGATTGGCCGTGAAGTTCTTGTTGGGCAAGTTGGTGTAATCATCACGATTCAACCGTGCCATCGTGATCTCGGTAGAGTTATTACCCAGGTACAACTCACGCACACTGATCGTGCTGCCGCCAGTGGCACGCATTCTGTAATACGGAACACTTTGCCCAGGATCAACGTCATACCAAAGCCACTGACCATCTACCCAGTCAGCAGCACCAGGGTTGTACAGAGTACTCCACGTTGTGTTGTCGTTTGAATACTCAAAGACAACATTGGTCGTGCCCGTTGCGGCAGGCATGACACCAATTGAGCCAATGTACACAGGGTCAGTTGATCCATAGTTGATCAACACATTCCCGTTGGGAGACGTCTGCGTAAAGATGGTGTCTATGTTGCTGTCAAAGGCATTCGCCACCGTGCCACCAGCACTGCTTGTGTAGCTCCCAGAGGGGCGATTCATACGCCTATACAGAGCATTCAGCGCATCATTAGCCCCCACAGGAAGCTCATAGATGTACTTGTTAGCCTGCAGACCAATCACTGTCTTGTCAATCGCCCAATACTGAATTCCGATGTTGATCAAGTTAGACATCAGAAAAAACAATGACTCTTTGGCCGACAGAACCTGCTCAGAAGTCAGTTCTTCCGCCAGCTTCCCGCACCTACGGGCACCGTGATCAATCAGAGTCTGGACAGAAATGACCGTCTGACCAACAGTTCCCGAGTAAGCCATCGTTTACTCTCTTCCCAAGAGACGTTTGACCGTATCTGTCTCCCAAATACGGATTCCAGTCCAAATAATGGTAAACAACGCAGCAATGGCCGGAAGAAACTCCACAAGCGTCCCCAAAACAGTAGCGACAGACAGCGCATCGACTACATGCTTGGTGGAATCTGACAATTCTTGCTTCATCACCACCCCGGACAGTTCCAACGCTTCATTGAAGCCCTTGATCGGCTTCCCTTCTCGCTCTTTTCAGCGATAGACCCCATTCTCGCGCAGAACGAGTCTCTACGAAAACCCCCTTGAGGCTGCGGAGCCTTGAGGTTACTGCCTGTCTCGCGGTTGTACTTCTCTCGACCCTTCTGAGTCAGACCAGCACCGCGGTCAACTGACAGTTTTTCGCCCCTGCCAACTGCTAAATTGACATTTTTTGTCATAAGTCACCAGCAACAGCCGCCTCGTTTGAGCTTCTTCTCGGGCAACTTAGCGTATTTCTTGCCTTTGATGTTGCCTTCAGTAAACTCACCCGCCGCCATTGGGCTAATGCCCATCTTTTTGGCAAATGCAGGGCTGTTTTCAGCCGCCTTCATGAGGCGAAACTGCGCTTTGCTTCTTGCTGGCATCAATGCACCCTGTTGATGGTTGCAATTACAGAAGCCGTTGACGGGTAATTCGCTCCAGAGGCATACGTCTGCAGGGAGACATTGGTGTTGTCTGCTTCCCAGAACAGTTGAACGTAGTCTCCAGCATTCAGCGTGATGTAGTAGTTCCACCCCACCACGATGTGACCATTCACGCCACCGTGAGATGACGGCACAGAGATGTATCCGGTGGAACCAGTTACGTTGTTGCCGTTGATCTTGATCCAAACACGCACATCATGATCTTGCGACTGCGTGTTCTCAAACTGACCACTCCACTGGAAGTTGTACACACCAGTCTGAGAGGCGGTGATCCGAGAGTTCAACACCAACGTGATACCACTGGAGTAGTCAGTGGTGTTGAACGTCATCGCGTATGCCGTGTTGGCAAGCGTTGCAGGCTGATCAGTAAAGTCAGAGAACGCGGCATACGAGTCACGAACGAAGTCAGTGACCGTATTGAGTGTCGCCTGAACGTTTGCGCCAGACTGCACCAACGGAATGAGTTCTGCACCCGTTAGCGTTGCCGCAGAGGGCATCGCTGAAATCTTCTGGTCGGCCATTACGATGCCTCTCTAATGATCTTTGAGTCGTCTTCCTGCAGTACATACCCAGGAGATGTCTCATCAGCAATGTAGAAGGTCTCCACGGGAGTAGTTCCGTAGAGATCAACTACGCCCGTATCACCAACTTCAGCACCAACACCGCCGCCAACTACGTTGACAGCATTGACATTGGCAGCAAATCCATCAGACGTATTCGCCTGATTTGCAACGTCGGTATACCCAACGTAAGCCATGATCAGATACCAGCTTGGATCAGCTTCAGCGTGGCAGTACCAGCCCCAGAATTGACCAGCAACTTGATGCCAGTCACTGGGAACGCATAGTTGCCATCAGCATTTGCCGCAAGCGAGGCAATCGTCGGGTGAGAGAACCACGTTGTGAATCCCGCGGCAGGATCGTCAAACGTATGTTGCACGGTGTAGTTGACCGTGCCAGTCACGATCACCCCAAATCCCACGTTGAACGGGGAAATGTTGGTGTTCATGACCAAAGAGGAACTGGAGCCAACGCCAGTTTTGGAAACAGTTTGCAGCTTCATAGCAGCCTCAAAGGAGAAGCGGGGGCCGAAGCCCCCGCTTGGTTCAGCAGGTAACGGCCCCGCCGCGCTTCTTTGGAGTGACTGTTACAGACTTTTCAGTCTTTGTCACTGCCCCAGGCGCACTAGCCGCCTTAGCTGGCGAGAAGATTTCCTTCAGCTTACGAGGAATTGACGAGAACATGCTGCCAGCGCTTTGTGCCGCGGCCTTGTTCTCTTCAACCTGACTCTTCTCCCAGGCCCTGTAGTCCCGTTCGTTTCGTGCAGTCTGAATCGTATCCTCAACACCCTTGGGAGGAACATCAGCCTTGCCGCCCTCTTTCATCATCACCGCCCCACCCTTTTTGAAGGTGCCTGACAGTTGATTGATGCTTACAGGCTTCGAAGGCTTCTTCGCTCCTTGAGGCATCGCCACGGGACGTCCTGAATCAACAAGACCCCCCGTGGCGTAGGCTTTTTTTGCTGCGCCACCTTTCTTGTAGCCGCCAGCATTTGCCTTCGCCACGCCACCAGTAGCGTAACCACCAGCGTTGCCCATCTTCACATCACCAGTCTTGGCTGGTGAGTGATCAGGCTTTGCAGTGTCCATCTTGGTGGTTTTGCCGACCTTGGACTTGATGATGCCGCCAGACTTGTAGCCGCCTTGCCCATCCACCACACCACCCGTCTTCAAGCCCTTGTGGGCCTTGGACGCAGGCATGCCGGCGTGAGCCTTCAGGCTAGTAGCCTCGCCACCATCTTTCATCATGCGACCAGCCATGCCCGCTGGGCCTGCCGGAGCAGCACCAGTAGGACCGGCCATCATCGCACGGCGCCGAGCAGCCATAGAAGGCTTCCCAGGGGCGCCCGCGGGCATCATCCCACCGCGAGCCGGAGCACGCATAGCAGGACCAGCAGCAGGCGCAGCGGCAAGCGCACCGCCCATCTGCATCTTCTTCTCCACCGCGCCGCCACTCTTGAGCTTCAGTTCGACTGAAGGCTCGGTGGTGACCATTTTCACCATCGGCTTAAATTGGCCCATATCGAACCTCCTTAAACCTTCTGGGCATAGACCACCGTCAAACGGTAGATGCCCTGAGTGGTGGAAATGGTGCCGTTCGGATCGACAGTAATGACAACGCCGGTAGAAGTACCAACGTTAGCCATCGCAGCCAATTGAGCAGCGGTGAACGTAAGAGCAATCCGACCGCCACCGATAACGTCAGTCGAAGACACATATTGCGTCCCCGCAGCAGCCGTACCAATAGTCATCGCAATCGCAGTAGCAGAACCACCGCCAACCACCTCGTCTTGCACAGTATCAACAAAGAAGCTGATGATCTGTGAACTTGCAGGCAGAGTGATAGTGGCGCTAGACGCCGTACCCGCAGCAACCGTGGTAACCGTCGTGGTCTGACTTACGACAACGAATCCGCCGTCGGTGGTGTCAGTCAACGTACCAGAGCCAGTGCGTAGCGTGGACCCAATATAGGTCTGTGCCATTGTCTTTACTCCTTAGAGGAGTGGGAGCCGAGGCCCCCACTTTTACTTAGACGCCAGGAGTGCCGTACATGGCCCGAGGATCGGTGAAGCCGACATCGAAACGCTCGGTGGCCTTGTAGCGCATCGAGTCAGTTTCGAAGTCACCTTCCATCGTCTTCTCCAGCTTGCGGCGCATCAGCAGCTTCATGCCTTCCGGAGCATCGGTCTGAACCCACCATGCCGAAGCATTGGTCAGACGCGACAGAACAGCGGCACCCTCGTCGAGCAAGCCAATAGACTTGATCGGGTTGATGTCGTTGTTCGCGTTACCAGCACGCAGAACGCTCTTCAGCAGCACTTCAGCTTGGAAGACGTTGCCAGGAGCCACCACCAGTTGGCGGGGAACCAGACGGATCTTCTTGCCGTTGTTGTCCACAGCCTGACGGATCTGAATCAGCATCTGCTCCAGAGAGGTCTGGGACAGGTTAGCTGCAGTCGTCAGCAGGTTGGAGAACGTGCCGCTCACGATGGGGTGAGAAGCGCTGTTCAACTGCACACCGTCGCCGCCAGGATACGAGCTATTGAAAGCGCGGTTCAGCACGTTGGCCGACAGCGTTTCCTTCGTCTCAATCAGCGACTGGGCAAGGTGACGGGCGTACACCTGACCAATACGGATGTGATCGCCGTCTTCAACGAGCACCTTGGTCAGCGCAAAGGCCAGACCGTACACATTGTAGACATAGCGCTTCAGGAACAGAACACCACCCTGCTGGTACGAAACCGGGGTGCCGTCCGGCAACTGCGGAGCCGCGCCAAAGCCGTACAGAACCGGCTCTTCGTGGTAGTTACGGGGAATACCTTGTTGCTCGCGGAAAACACGCGACCATTCATCGGTACGTTGGTCATACACGCCATCGAAGCATTCGTTGAGGATAGGCTCAACGATTGAACGAAAGTCGGTACTGCGCATCGGGGCTGCCATGATCTGCCCTCCTTATTAAACAGCCGTACCAGCAACACCCGCGAATTGGAATTCAGCGATGGTTGCACGGACGATTACATAGTCATCTCCCCAAGCATTGTCGGGGTACGGGGCGATATCCACGATACGCATTTGCGCAGTATTGGGCGAAGCCACAACACTGGTGGACAGCGTGCACTGAGACAGGCCAGTGGTCGTAGAACCAGCAGTCGTGTTGCTCAGGTCAGCTTCAGCGCCAAGCGAGGTTTGCGCCAGAGTGCCGTCGGCCTGGATTTCGTACACGATGTTGGGATCGCTGTAGAAATAGGCAACGACAGAGCCGACTTGGAACGACTCGTTGGCAGGCCAGTAGTTAGACACACGCCGACGACCAGTCGAGTCAGTCCACTCAACACCCGCAAAGGCGCCAAGGAACGAATCGCCAGCAGCGGCAACCACGATGTAGCCGCCAGTGTCCATCTTGACGGGCTGACCCTTCAGGATAGTCGTGGCATAGCCAGCAGAGACGTTGCCGCTCGTAGAGACAGCTTGAATACCGTTAGCCAGCGCCTGAGCGCGATCCAGACCAGAGGGATGGAACGCAGGACGCAGGCCGAACGGAGCATTAGTCGAAGACATAATTTACTCCTTTGTGCTCACCCATGAAAGATTGGGGTTTGCACGTTTCGGTCGAAATCGCCAAAGCCTTCGCCTTCAACCTTGCCCAGGCTCTTGCCTGAACTGTCTCGCGCACCCTGAAGATTCTCAACTTGGACACGGATCTTGTCCGCCTCCTCGTTGGGCATCTCATGGTGCATCTGCAGCATGATGTCCTGATAGACCTCCATAGGGATCTTGTACAGGCGCATCTCGTTGCATGCGATAAAACCAATGTCCTCGCCAGCCTTGACGCGGTAATTGTCGAACCCAGGGAACTCATCCGCTTTCACGGGAACGTACCCAAGCCGCATCCGCTTATCAATGCTGTCGTAAGCATTAGTGGTTGAGAGCCAGCAAAGGTGCCATCCGGGCATTTCCGGAACCTTTGGCAGCGCACTTTGTGTCCACTCATCGCTCCACATCTTCCGACGTTCCTGCGCTGACATGAACTTTTCCTCTGGGGCTCGACGGGATACGTCCTCACTAGCGCGAGTTTCGCGGCCACCGGCAGACAGAGACTTTTTCAGACGTGAATCCATTTGTTTAACCTCGGTTGTTTCGTGCTTGTTCGGCGTAACGCTTGATCATCTTGGCTCGCATTGCTGGGTCATCCCAGAATCCAGCCTCCTTGATTGCTCTTACCTGTTCAGGCTCAAGCACCAAAGTGTTGCCTTGTCGGCCACCAGTTGACTCGCGTCCAGATCCAGTTACAAAACTCCTAGGCCTCCTTCTGGGTTCGTCTTGTGATTGAGTATAACGATGCGGAAGACGTTTCTGCAAGCG